GTCGAGAAAAACAGATTTCGGATTCGATACCGATGAAAAAGCCAAAGAAAAGCGAAGATAATTATATTTTCGCCTACTACCAGAAAATTAAAAATGGTTCCGTGACTGTTGGAAAGTGGATAACGCTTTTATATGAATATCTGGTCAACGGACTTGAAGCTAAAGCGTTTTTCTATGATCAGAAGAAGGCAAACGATGCGGTTGACTGGTTTGAACAGCATTGCTTTCACACCGAGGGGCCGCTTGCGCCAGGACGGATAACGCTTGAACTTTGGCAGAAGGCTTTCCTTTCGGCTGTGTATGGAATCGTAGACAAGAACGGCCTGCGGCAGTTCCGCGAGGTTCTGCTTGTCGTTGCAAGGAAAAACGGCAAGTCAATCTTTGCTTCAGGAATCGGGAAATACACGTTCATGGTGGACGGCGGTTTTGGCGCAAAGGTTTTCTGCATCGCGCCGAAACTTGATCAGGCAGATATCGTTTATAACAACATCTGGCAGATGATTCAGCTTGACCCAGAATGGCAAGAAGCAAAAGAACTTGCATCAGTCAAAGACGGTCATAACGTTAAAGTCAACGATGACTCAATGCTTGCGCGGCATCGACAATCTGACCTTGCAATTCCAGGCACGAACAGCACAGTCAAGAAAATTGCCTTCAGCGCGAAAAAATCTGACGGTTTCAATCCTTCCCTTGCGATCTGTGACGAAATCGCAGCTTGGGAAGGTGACAAGGGCCTGAAGCAGTATGAAGTTATGAAAAGCGGCATGGGCGCAAGGCCGGAGGGTATCTTGCTGTCATGCACGACTTCGGGCTATATCAACGACTCCATCTATGACGAACTCGTCAAGCGTTCAACACGGTTCCTTTTAGGTGACAGCAAAGAAAAGAAGCTGTTGCCTTTTCTCTATATGATCGATGACATAGAGAAGTGGAACGACATCAACGAACTGCGGAAATCAAACCCGAATCTTGGCGTGAGTGTTTCCGTTGACTATATGCTTGAGGAAATTGCTGTTGCTGAGGGTTCCTTGAGCAAGAAAGCCGAGTTCATCACAAAATACTGCTGCCTGAAGCAAAACAGTTCCCTTGCATGGTTGCCTGCGCAGATAGTCGAACGTGCCTGCGGCGAACAGTTGCATCTTGAAGATTTCCGCAATTCCTATTGCGTGGGCGGCATCGACCTATCACAGACAAGGGACTTGACCGCCGCTGTGGTTGTGATCGAAAAGGACGGAGAACTTTACGTCTTTGCGCGGTTCTGGTTGCCGTCCGAAAAGATTGACGAAGCTGAACAGCGTGACGGCGTACCGTACAAGATTTATATTCAGCGTGGCCTGCTGTTCCCGTCCGGTGACAACTTTGTAGATTACAATGATTGTTATAAATGGTTCTGCGAACTGGTAGAACAGTATCAAATCTTCCCTTTACAAATCGGATATGACCGATATTCAGCAGACTATCTGACGCAACAGTTGAAGCAGTACGGCTTTCACTGCGATGACGTTTTCCAGGGCGATAACCTTCACGGCGTTATTCAGGAAACGCAAGGCCTGCTTGAAGATAACAAGATTCACATAGGCGATAATGACTTGCTGAAGATGCACCTGTTAAATTCAGCAATCAAAATGTCAGTTGAGCGCGGACGGGGAAAGCTGGTCAAGCTGAATCCGTCCGTTCACATTGACGGCACAGCGGCTTTGCTTGATGCGATGACCGTGCGTCAGAAGTGGTTCAACGACATTGGCGAACAGCTTAAAAACTGAGGTGGTGTTATATGGGGCTTTTTGATCGTCTTTTCGGCAACAAGCCAAAAGAAAAAGGCAAATATGACGGCGCGTTTCAAATGCTGAATGGCTATGAACCGCGCTTCACGCATTTCACAGGTGAAATCTACGAAAGCGAACTTGTCAGGGCATCAATCAATGCTCTGGCTACGCACATTTCAAAGCTGAACGTTCAGACCTTCGGCGCGGCAAAGCCGGCGCTTCAGCGAAAACTTGCGCACGGGCCGAACGAATTTCAGACATGGACGCAGTTCCTCGCAAGAGCGGCAACGATTTACTACAACTGCAACACGCTGTTTATCACGCCTGTCTGGGATGATTACGGCGAAATCAGCGGCATTTTCACGCCTGTGCCTGAGCGGTGCGAGATGGTGCAGTTCAACGGTGTGCCGTATCTGCGCTATGAGTTCAGCCGTGGACAGAAGGCCGCAGTTGAACTTGAGTATTGCGGCATCATGACAAGGATGCAGTATAAAAACGACTTCTTCGGCGAGAACAACAGAGCTTTGATACCAACGATGGACCTGATACACATTCAGGATCAGGGCATTAAAGAGGGCGTGAAGTCGGCAGCAACTTACCGCTTTATGGCGCAGCTTTCCAACTTCAGCAAAGCAGAAGACCTTGCCAAAGAGCGCAAGCGCTTCACCGCCGAGAACCTTGCAAGTGAAGCTGACAACAACGGGCTTTTGCTTTTCCCGAACACTTACGCGAATATCAAACAGATTGAAAGCAAGCCCTTTACGGTTGATGCCGATCAAATGAAAGAGATTCGCGCAAACGTGTTTGAGTATTTCGGCGTTAACGAAGACGTTCTGCAAAACAAGTTCAATTCTGACACTTGGGCGGCGTTCTACGAAGGCGCTATTGAACCTTGGGCAATCCAGTTCAGCGAAGTAATGACAAGGATGCTGTTCACGTTCAGGGAGCAGTCACAAGGCAATTACGTCATGGCAACGGCAAACAGAATTGCCTATATGAGCAACGCCGACAAACTGAACGTTTCGGCACAGATGGCAGACCGTGGGTTAATGACTCGCAACGAGATCCGCGAGATTTGGAATTTGCCGCCGCTGCCTGCACCGTATGGTGATCAGTTGCCCGTGCGCGGCGAATACTACAACGTTAATGATGAGGTGACAAACGATGGAACCGAAAACAATTCAGAAGAAACTTGACGAGGGGCGGCAGTACCGCAGCTTCGATGTTTCCCGTTTTGAACGCAGAAGCGCCGACAACGGTGAAAAGGTGGTTGAAGGATATGCAACGACCTTCAATCAGCCTTACGAACTTTGGCGCGATTCCTACGGCGGTGAAACTTATATCTTCATGGAGCAGGTTGACGCAAGGGCCTTTGACAATACTGACATGACCGATGTGATCATGCAGTACAACCACGAAGGCCGAGTATTTGCCAGAACTGGCAACAATACGCTTGCGCTTGATCCTGACGCGCACGGCCTGCACATTCGCGCCGACCTTGGCGGCACAGAAATCGGCAGACAGCTTTTCGAGGAAATCGAAGGCGGTTACACCGATAAGATGTCCTTTGGTTTTCGCGTGAACAAAGACAAGCGCGAAGAAACCGAGGAGCGCAACGAAGAAACGGGCGTTAGAACCGTGACCGTTCTGCGCACGATTCTTGAAATTTCCAAACTGTATGATGTTAGCGCCGTTAGCCTGCCAGCTAATGACGCTACTTCTATATCTGCCCGTAATTACTGCGAGGGAGTTATCGCAGAAATCAAGGAGGAGTTCCTTGCCCGTGAAAAGCGGGAACGGCAGAAACGCAAAATTAGACTTTTGATGGAGGTAAAGTAATGGACTTTTCCGCTATGACCATTGAGCAGCTTCTGGAGCGCCGCACCGCTATTGCGAATGAACTTGACGCGCCTGAAGCTGACCTTGACGCGCTTGAAGCCGAGGTTCGCGGTATCAACGAGGAGATCGAGAACCGCAGACAGGCTGAACAGCGCAAGACCGACCTTCGCGCCGCCGTTGCGAACGGCGCTGGCGAAGTGACCAACAAAATTGAAAACGAGGAGGAACACAAAATGACCTTTGACGAGATCCGTTCCATGCCGTCCTATGTGGACGCTTATGCCAATTATATCAAGACGGGCCGCGACACCGAGTGCCGCGCAATCCTGACCGACAACGCCGGGAACATCACTGGCAAGGACGGCCCCGTGCCTGTGCCTACTCTTGTTGACGAAATCGTTCGCACCGCCTGGGAGCGGGATGAGATTGCCCGCCGCCTGCGCCGCACCTTCTTCCGTGGCAATCTGAAGGTGGCCTTTGAACTGTCTGCTGACCTCGCCGTCATCCACGCCGAAGGCTCCGGCCCCGTGACCGAGGAGAACCTCCAGATCGGCATTATCAACATGGTTCCGCAGACCGTGAAGAAGTTCGTGCGCATCAGTGACGAGGCCGTCACGATGGGCGGCGAAGCCTTCCTTCGCTACGTCTATGACGAACTGACCTATCAGATCATCCGCAAGGTAGTTGCGACTGCCGTTGCCGCCGTTGCTGGCGCTGGCACTACCAGTTCCGCAAGCGCTGTCGGTGTTCCTGTTGTGACGGGTGCGCCTTCCCTTACCATCATTGGCAATGCCTTTGCCAACCTGTCTGACGAGGCCGCAAACAACGTCATCGTCATGAACAAGCTGACCTATGCCGAGTTCCTGACCGCTCAGGCCGCTGGCAGCTTCAACTTTGACCCGTTCATGGGTATGCCTGTCCTGTTCAACAACAGCCTTCCCGCCTACTCTGCCGCTTCTTCTGGCGCTGTGTATGCCTTCGTTGGCGATCTGAACGGCATTCAGGCCAACTATCCCGAAGGTGACGGCGTTGCCATCAAGTACGATGATCTTTCCGAGGCCGAGGAGGATATGGTCAAGATCGTTGGCCGTCAGTATGTTGCCGTTGCCCTGACCGCTCCTGGCCGCTTCTGCAACATCGCAAAGGATTAATCATGAAGGTGCGTCTGATCAAGGACGCAAGAATTCACCACAAGGCAGGGGATATCGTTGAGGTATCCCCTGTTGAATTCAATTATCTTGCGTCTACAAAGCAGGCCGTTCTTTATGTGGAGGAACGGCAGACGGAAGAAACACCCGAAGACAAGCCCAAAAGAACAACGCGAAAGAAGGTTTAACCGCCAATGTGCATAAAGCCTGAAATGATGTTAAGCGCGGCGAAAATGGCGCTGAGAATCACGACAACGGCGTTTGACGCTGAAATTCTGAGCCTGTTGCAGGCGGCGCTTCTTGACTTGGGCGTTGCTGGGGTGGTCATCCCCGACAGCGTTGACGCGCTTGTTCAGCAGGCTTGCATCACATACGTTCGCGCAAACTTCGGACAGCCTGACGATTATGACCGCTTGAAGCGCTCCTACGATGAGCAGAAGGCGCAGCTTTCCACATGCACAGGATACACTGATTGGGGGCTTGCCTGATGGACAGAAGCGAAGTCATCACACTTCTGGGCGAAACGCAGACGCAGAACGATTTCGGCGTTTGGGTTCCGCAGCGCACCAGCAAAGAAGTTTTCTGTCAAGTCAACAGCGTGACAAGGGCAGAATTCTTTGAAGGTGGGCGCAACGGACTGAACCCTGAATATCGCTTCACAATGTTCTTCGGGGACTACAACGGCGAACGTGAGGTTATTTACAAAGGCAATTCATATTCCGTGTACAGAACCTATCACGCGCGGACTGACGATTTAGAACTGTACGTTGAAAGAAAGGGCGGTTCCAATGGCGCGCAAAGTACCAATTGACCGCCTTGCTGAAGATATCGAAAAGATTCTGAACGAATACGGGGAGCATGTTCAGGAGAATCTTGGAGATATAGTCAAGCAGATGTCAAAGAAAGGCGCACAGACGCTGAGAAGCCAGTCTAAAAGCACTTTCAACGGGACTGGAGATTATGCCAAAGGTTGGACTTCCCGCGCTGAAACAGGCCGTTTTTCGGCACAGGGGACGATCTACAACAAAGATGTCCCCGGCCTGCCGCATCTGCTTGAACACGGACACGCAAACAGGGGCGGCGGCAGAACGCCAGGAAGGGCACACATCAAGACTGTCGAAGATGAACTTGTAAAAGAGTTTGAACAGAAGGTGAAAAGCAAGCTATGACATATAAACAGGTTGCGGAAATGGTTGGTTCAATCGGCGTTCCTTATGCCTATTACCAATTCCCGAATAACACAGGCATTGCACCGCCTTTTGTGTGCTTTTATTTCGACAGTTCAAACGACTTCGCCGCAGACAACGTGAACTATCAGCGCATCAGGCCGCTTTCCATTGAACTGTATACGGACAACAAAAACTTTACCCTTGAACAGACCGTTGAAAATGTTCTGAATCAAAACGGCCTTGTCTATTCAAGGGAAGAAACCTATCTTGATTCAGAACGGATGTATATGGTCACGTTTATGACTGAAATCATAATCACGGAGGGTTAATAATGGCTGACACCAACAAAATCAAGTATGGCATTAAAAATGCCACTATCTTTCCCGCAACGATTGCCGCAAACGGCTCTGCCACTTACGGCACGGCAATCCCTGTTCCCGGCTCTGTTTCCCTGAGCCTTGACCAGCAGGGCGAAACCAATATCTTTTGGGCAGACAACATTGCCTATTACACCAGCGTTTCCAATAACGGCTATGAGGGTGACTGGGAACTTGCGAAACTGCCTGACGATGTGCTGACGGAGATTCTTGGCTTCATCGAGGACAGCAACGGCGTTCTTGTCGAGGACGCAGGCGCACCCGTCAAGCATTTTGCTCTTGCCTTCCAGTTTGAAGGCGATGCCCATGCCAGACGGCATATCCTTTACAACTGCACCATGAACCGTCCTTCCGTCAGCGGCTCCACGAAAGAGGAAAGCATCGAGCCGCAGACCGAAACCGTTACAATCACCGCAACCAGCGTTTACAACGCCGCGCTTGACAAGGATATTGTCAAGGCTTCGGCAACGCAGGCCGACAGCGCTACCGCTTATGCGGCTTGGTTCACTACGGCCTACCAGCCCACGGGAACCTGATAATCATTTAAGGAGGCAAAATAAATGATGTATCAGAAAATGAATGTAGGCGCAGAAGAAATCACTTTCTGCGCCTGCGCTTCTGTCAACGTGTGCTATTTCAATGTCTTCCATGAGGATTTCATCAAAATGATTTCTTTTGACGAGGGGCTTGCTGCCGCCTGTATGATGAAGATGGCTTTCATCATGGCGAAAATGGCAGAACTGAACGACCGGAAGAAAGTCAACCGCCTGACAGAGGACGATTACTGCAACTGGCTTGACCAGTTCACTACGGGCGAACTTGTCGCGGCTCTTCCTGCGATTCAGTCGTTTTACATGGCAAGTACCGGAACCACAGTTGACAGTAAAAAAAACAAAGAAGAACAGAACGAGTAATGACAACGGCGCTGTTTCTGCTTCGGGTCTACCAGATCGGCATGAAACTTGACGATTTGGATGGCCTTGAAGCGGGAACAGTTTTTGACATTATGACCGAAGCGGGAAATGACGAGTTCAAGTACAAGCAAGTTGCTACACAGAACGACTTTGACCGCTTCTGATGAGGTGTAATAATGGCAAGCAGAATTGCAGGCATTACCATTGAGCTCAATGGCGATACTACAAACCTACAAAAATCGCTTAAAGGCGTGGACGGACAGCTTAAGCAGACGCAGGCCACGCTTAAAGATGTCAACAAACTTCTGAAATTTGACCCGAAAAACACCGAACTGCTGACGCAGAAGCAGAAGAATCTTGAATCGTCAATCAAGCTGACGAAAGACAGGCTGAAGGAACTGCAAGACGCGCAATCAGGTGTTGCAAAGGGTTCTGCCGAATGGGATAACCTTCAGCGCGAGATCATCGCAACAGAGCAGAACCTTAAAGGGCTTGAAAACGAATTCAAGACCTTCGGCAGCGTCACGAAACAGCATATCCTTGCCGCTGGCGAATCAGTCAAGGAATTCGGCGGCAAGATTACCGAAATAGGGAACAAAATGAAACCGCTTTCAGCGGCGGCGGCTGGCGTTGTAACTGGTATGGTTGGCCTTGGCGTGAACGCCATGACAACCGCAGACGATCTGAACACGCTGTCAAAGCAGACGGGGCTTTCCGTTGAAACGCTTCAGAAAATGGAATATGCGTCAGATATGGTTGACGTTTCAGTCGATACCATCAGCGGCGCAGTCACAAAGCTGAAGAAAAACATGGGTTCCGCGCCTGAAGACTTTGCAAAACTTGGAGTTTCCGTGACTGACGCAAGCGGGAACATGCGAAGCGCTGAAGCGGTCTTTATGGATACCGTGAAGGCGCTGTCGCAGATAGACAACGAGGTTGAACGTGATCAGGCCGCTTATGAAATCTTCGGCAAGTCTGCCGTTGAACTTGCAGGCATCATTGATGACGGCGGCGCAGCTTTCAGCGCGTACGGAGAAGAAGCGCAGAAATTAGGGCTTATTCTTTCCGGTGACACGCTGAACGCTATCAACGAATCCAATGACGCTATCGACAAGAGCAAAGCGCAGTTGAAGGCCGCAGGGCTTCAGCTTGGCGCGACAATTGCAACGGCGCTTGCGCCTGTCATTGAAAAGCTGGCTGGACTGGTTGAAAAGGTTGTTCAATGGCTTCAGAAGCTATCACCGGAGCAGGCAAAGACCATCATGATCATCGCGGCGGTGGTGGCAGCTATTGCGCCGCTTCTGCTGATTGTGGGCAATCTTGCTATGGCAATCAGCGCACTTGCGCCTGTGATTGCCTTCCTTGTTTCCCCTGTTGGGCTTGTCATTGCCGCAATTGTGGCTCTTGTAGCCGCTGGCGTTGCCCTTTACAAGCACTGGGATGAAATCAAAGCCTGGGCGGTTGAAGTCTGGGGCAATATCAAAGAAACGGTAACGGGTTTCTGCGATTCCGTAAAGGAAAAGTTCACGGAAACTTGGGACAGTATCAAAACTAAAGTTCATGATGTCTGGGAAGGCATCAAAGATATTGTGCGCAGCGGCGTTGAAAAGCTGAAATCCCTTGTCAACTTTGATTGGGAGTTGCCGCACATAAAACTGCCGCATTTCAGCATTGAAGGCAGCTTCAGCTTGAATCCTCCTTCAGTGCCGCATCTGTCTGTTGAGTGGTACAAAAAGGCATACAACAATCCGATCATGTTCACAAGCCCGACTGTGCTTCAGACCGCGAACGGCATGAAAGGATTCGGGGACGGACACGGCGGTGAGGTGGTGCTTGGCATGGATAAACTGCGGCAGCTTGTCGGAACCGGAGAAGTGACCATCAACGTTTATGCGACACCTGGCATGGATGTCAACCAGCTTGCAAACAAGATTCAGGAGCGGTTCGCCGCCTTGAACGGGCAAAGGAGGCTTGCAGGTGCGTAATTATCTAATTCTTGACGGGGTTGATTCCCGTGACTTCGGCGTTTATATCAGCGGTCAAGGCACATTCGGCGCGCCGAGCAAAGCCTATGCCTATCATGATGTGCCAGGGCGAAACGGCGCGTATATTACATCAGACAAGCGCTTTAATAATATTGAAGTCACATACCCTGCTTTTATCTATGCAAACTTCAAAACCAACATCAGCAACTTCAGAAACTTTCTGCTTTCCCGTGAAGGTTATGTCAGGCTTGAAGACACATACAACACCGATGAATTCAGGCTTGCATCCTACACGGGATCGTTTGAACCCGAAGTGACCAGCATAAACGATGCAGGCCGCTTTGATATTGTGTTCAATTGTAAACCGCAACGGTTCCTGAAAAGAGGAGAAAATAAAAGCAACAATGTTAATTCGTATACAAACAGTACGCGCTTTCCGTCAAAACCGTTGTTTGAATTTACAATTACAACGGAATTGTCTTTTACAATCAATAATTCCTTGGGACAATGGCAAATAACATCGTCGGGCTTGCAAGCCGCAGGGATAACATCTGTTACAATTGATTGTGAAACAATGCAAGCATACAACGCGAACCGTAACTTGAATTCATTTATTACAATCGGTAAAATCAGCGGCGGTGAAACCGAATATGCAACTGATTTCCCTGTTTTAGCGCCAGGGGTGAACAGATTCACAAGAGGTACGGGCGTAAGCGTTTGGATTACACCGAGGTGGTGGCAGCTATGATACCGATTCTTTATGGTGATCAGACTGGATCAGATTTCCCTTACAATGGAATCGGACGGCTTGACGAAGCGATCTCATGCGTCATTACGGAAGACCTCGTTGGAGTTTACGAATTAGAATTAAAATATCCAGCAGAAGGAAGATACGCACATGAAATAATGATGGGCGGCACGATTGCAGCTTTACGGCCTTATGCAGATGGCAATGAGTATAAACGACAGGTTGAACCATTCAACATCTACAAAACGGTGATTGAAAACAATATAATCACTGTAAATGCGCATCATTTTTCATATCAGTTATCCGATGCAGTCGTTATCCCTTATGACAGTCATACGGCTACAGATGCCACTAAACTGTCAGACGCTTATAATTATTTAGGATACAATTCTATCGGGTCTGACGCTTACGCATATTGGAATATTGCGGCATTAGATGAGGTGTACGGTGAATTCAGAATAGAAACAGTCAAATCATTCAGGGAATATCTTTTCGATGATACATATTCACTCAAAAAAATCTACAATGTAGATATTTGGTTTAGACAGTATGGCATTTATTTCGGAACACGAGGTGAAGACAGGGGCGCGGAAATCAGGCCTGGGAAGAATCTTGCAGATTGGTCAATCGAATTTGATTCATCTGAAACATATAACGCAATCGTCCCATACTGGTATGGCCCTAATACGGGCGGTTATCTTGCCGTTGTTTCAAATCCGAGAATAATTAAACCGACTCCTGAGATTTTGCCTACAATTGCGAAAGCCGTTGATTTTACAAGCTATTTCAAAGAAGCGCCAACACAATCGGCACTGACTTCAGCCGCTACAAATTACCTTAACACAGTCAAACCGTGGGAACAATACAAGCATTTTGAAGTTGGCTTTTACCATGATACAGTCGGCGCGGATGTGATCGATTTAGGTGACATTGTTACTGTATATCTTGATAGCTTAGATGGCAACAGAACAAAAGTTCGTATTGTTTCGGTCAAGTATGACTCAATCATGGAAAAGTTCGTAGAAATCGAACTGGGAGATCCGCGCGAAGGTTACGCAGTCACATCAAGTGACGGGCTCCAGGCAACACGAAAGAATATGGCTTAAAGAGGGTGGAACATGAACACAGTTAAAGTTGAAAACTGCAAAACGCTGTTTATCGGGCGGCGCGGTGAAAACGAAGTCACCGAAGTCGTGTTTGACTTTTCCGAATGGCAGGCTGAATTTGGAAACGGCGTGATTGACCTGTTTGTCAAGCGCAATGGGGATTCTGCCGCTTATCCTGTTGTGCTTTCCGTTGACGGGACTGTTGCAACCTGGCTTGTCACCGCAACGGACACGAACGTTGCAGACTACGGCAAAGCAGAATATGTTTACACAGTTAACGGAAAGATTGCAAAGAGCGCTGTCTTTACGTTTTACGTTGCTGAGGACATCGGGCAGGCATCTGGCGAAGCGCCAGACCCTTATGAAGATTGGATTGAAACGCTGACCGGACTTGGTACAGAAACGCAGCTAAACGCACAGGCGGCAGAACAAAGTGCGAATGATGCCGCTGAGAGTGCCGCAAGCGCCGCAACTTCGGCAGATCAGTCAGAAGACAGCGCCGAAGATGCTGAAGCGTGGGCGGTTGGAGAACGAAACGGAGAACCCGTCACCGAAGGCGATCCGACCTATAACAATAACGCTAAATTCTGGGCTGGAAAAGCCATGACTGACGCACCTGTCACAAGCGTCAACGGCAAATCTGGCGATATTGTCCTCAACCTTGACGATATCCCAAACGGGGTTCAGTACGCCAGAACTACGCCTGCTCAGGTTCAGCAGATTGGAACCAATGCCGCCGACATCGCCGATATTGAAGAACTGATTCCAGCCGAGGCCAGCGCCAACAATAAATTGGCTGACAAAAACTATGTAGACAGCCGCGACCAAACGAACACAGACGCAATTGCCGCGATCAATGCAAAGATCCCACCTCAAGCAAGCGCCAGCAATCAGCTTGCCGACAAGATCCTTGTTAACACGAAGTTGATGGCTTACAGAAAAGCGACTGATCAGGACGCGATTGACTCCGCACAGGATGGCAAAATCAATGCCCTGACGAATTTGCTCAACAACAAGCAAACTAAAATCACCGCGAACGGCATTCTGAAAGGCAACGGGAACGGCGGCGTTTCTGCCGCTGTTGCTGGCATGGACTATCTGCCGACATCTGCCCTTTACGCTTACAGATCCGCAAACGCACAGGACGCAATCGACAATGCGCAGAATGATAACATCAACAAAAACACCGCCGCAATCAATACCATGCAGCCAGCCGCGACAGCCGCAGACATCGGCAAGGCGCTCATCGTCAAAACTGTTGCAGACGGCAAACCGACCTCCTACGAATACGGCGAAGCTGGAGGCGGTTCTTCGTTAACCGCCGGGGACGGCATCGACATTGCCAATGATGTTATCAGCAACACGCAAGGCATTGAGTACATTGTCGGCACACAGACGGCGGCAACGGCAAAGTGGACGGGCGCAAGCACGGATGAAACCCTCAAAGTCGGCAAAATTATTGCTTACTATCTGCCGTATGCTGGGGCTTCAACAGCGGCAACGCTGGCCCTGACGATGGGCAACGGCACGACAACGAGAGAGATTTCGTTGCAGTACAAGCCAAACACAACCGTCACAACGCAGTTCCCCGCTGGCAGTATCATCATCCTCGTTTATGACGGCACATACTGGCGAGTTAATGCATCCTATGACACCGACACAAACACCTATCCGACAGGGTACTGCGTCACAAATGGCTCTGTAGCCGCTAAAGCGGCAGCTTGTTCTTTCGGTTATCGTGGTGACACGAACTACTTCCCGTGCCTGTTCAGATACGCAAACACCGCCGCTGACGCCACGCTTGCGATAACCACCTACGCGCCTGATGCAGCGCCCATCTACGTCAACGGCGCGAGAACCAGCGCCACAAACACCTTTGGCGCTGGCGTGATCCTGTTCCTTTATTACAACGGCGCTTATTACTGCTACAATGACGGACGGTTCCCGATTCTGGTTGACGGCACGGTCACGAGCGTACAGGAATACGCTGCTGGGCTGCTGGTCAATTACCGCACAGCCAACGCACAGGACACAATCGACAACGGCAAACAGGCGAAAATCACAGCAAGCGGCATTTTGAAAGGTGACGGCGCTGGCGGTGTTTCTTCTGCTACTGCTGGTACTGATTACGCAACGCCGCAACAGGTAAGCGAAAAATATACGAAGCCCGCTGACGGAATTCCGTCAACTGACATGACCGCCGCCGTGCAAGCGTCTTTGAGTAAAGCAGAATCTGCTTTGCAAGCTGTTCCTGATACTTACCGCACCGCCGCCGATCAGGATGCCATTGATGCCTCGCAAAACATCAACATTAATGAAAACGCAAGTGATATTGATGACATAAAGAGCGCTGTTGACGGTGTTTCCCTGTTTGAAGAATACATGCCAGAAAAGTTTGAAGATACCCGCTACAACAGAAAAGTCACCATTTGCAAAAACAACATTACAATTGAAAAAACGGGTGCCGATTCGACAACTTATTGTCACTATAGCTTGTTTGGCCATAAATTTTTGGGCACAGGTAGCTCAGTACCAACGAGTCAGCTTACAGACGAAGATTTTATATCGTTTACCCCATATTCAGATGCTTTTATCCTCCAGAGATTTACAACAGTCGTTTCCTCATCCACATCAATATATTCTGTCATTACTAAAAACCCGGAAACAGAAGAAATAAAAAGTGTACAAGGATTAAATTCAAAGTTTGGAACAACAAGAACTGCAAATATGTTTGAATTGCTCCCGGATATACTATCAAACGGGAATTTCGGACTTGTGTTCACCAGCATGAGCAATCAGCATGATGCAGAAAAATTCTGGATTAAAACCACGATGCGCCCCGTTCTCGCCGTTATAACGAACAATGTTCTGGCTACATACAAGGCAAATAAAGCTTATGCAGTAGGCGATGTACTTTTTGTTGCTGGAACTCTTTATCGTGTAACTGCCGCAATTGCAAACGGTGCGCAGCTTATACCAAACACTAACATCGCTAAAACCACAGTTATCGAATTAATAAACTTGTCTAACTCATAAGGAGGATGAAGTATGAAGTACGCTATCATCAAGTGCATCAACGGCAATTATTCTGTCCACGCTGAAGGCATCTCCGCTCTCGAAAACGCAAAGACCAACTTCCACGGCTTGTGTCAGATGCTCTGGAACGCGCCCGATGTGCTGACCGCTCATGTAGCCATCGTTGACGAACAGCTTGACGCCGTTGACGGCTACAAGGAGTACATCCACCATGAGCCACAGCCCGAAACCACTGATGGCGAATGATGGACGATGATGACGAAAAGAGCCTGTCAGGGCTTTTGACGGAGGACGAATGATACACGATTTCGACTTCAGGGGCGCGGCAGAAATGCCGCGTCCTTACGATCCAAAAGACTATGGGCTTCCAGTATGGCGGGATGAAGATCACCTGCCGCCCGAAACTGCGAAAGCAGAAGAACCGCAGAAGGCTGAAATCATGAGCGCAGACGTCGCAAAGCAAAAGCTATGCGCGTGGGCCATGTCTCAGGTAGGATATAGCGAAGGCGAAAACAATAGCAACCGCTATGCAGAGACTCCCGGCCTTTCAGAAATGTATGGCTGGACGCCGCAGAATCAGCCGTGGTGCGACGTGTTCGTGGACAGCGGATTTATTTCCTGTTTCGGCCTTGCTGCTGCTTGTGCTATGACGTATCAGCGCATGGGTGAGGGGAGCGCACTGTGCAGACAGTCAGCGCAGTATTACAAAGACAACGGCGCTTTCTTTCAAACGCCCGAAATCGGCGATCAAGCGTTTTTCTTCTCTGCCGGTGATATTAACCACACCGGAATCGTTGTGCGTGTTGACGGCGGTTCTGTGCATACTGTAGAAGGCAACAGCAGCGACAGCGTGGCCGAGCGCGTGTATAGCGTGAACGACGGCAACCGCATTGCTGGCTATGGTCGGCCCAATTGGGCAATCGTGAGCGGGGAAAACATTGTTCTTCCGCCCGCTGACCATATTGTCGATGACGGCAAAAAGGACGATGAACAACGCACCTATACGCTTTCAATGCCGTATCTGAGCAAGGGCAGCAGCGGTGATGCCGTTTGGGTACTGCAAACGCTTCTGCAAGCGCACAACATTTCCGTCGGGCCGTTCGGCGCGGACAAAGACTTCGGCACCGACACGGAACTTGCTGTGCGTCAGTTCCAGCGCAAACACGCCTTGCAAGCGGACGGCGTTGTTGGTCCGGAAACAGGTGCAAAGCTGTTCGGCGGGGAAGTGTATTTGCCAGAAGAAAATGAACCAGCACCAGAAGTAAGCAGCTTTTGGAATAGCCTTTTGGAAAAAATCAAAAGGCAGTGATGAAAGGAGCACACATCATGAACATTCCTGAATTTGCGACCGTTGCGGGAATCGTTGTTATCTGCTATCTCATCGGCATGGGCGTTAAAGCGTCGGCACTTGATGACAAATGGATTCCGCTTATCGTCGGCATTTGCGGCGGGTGCCTTGGCGTTGTCGGTATGCTGACCATGCCAGAATTCCCGTCGAATAACTACATTGACGCTATTGCCACCGGCATTGCCAGCGGCCTTGCTGCAACGGGTGTGCATCAGATCGGCAAGCAGCTCAGCGAATAATTAAAACAGGAGGTCACGTGCATGAACGATGACCAGATCAAAATGCTTGTCGAAGCTGACCAGCGCAGCAAGAGCAACACGCACAGAATCGACAAACTTGAAGAACAATACGAAATCTTAAACAAGCTCAGCACGTCCGTTGAAGTCATGGCAACAAAGCTTGACGCGATGAACACCAGCGTCCAGCGTGTCGCGTCGCAAGTGAGCGAACAGGCAGCGAAGCCCGCCAAGCGCTGGGAAGCGATTGTCGAAAAAGCGCTGTTGCTCGCTGTTGCTGCTGTCGTTGGTTATGTGCTGACTCAGATCGGCTTTAACATTTAATAGCTATTGCATAGCTGTTACATAGTAAACGCCGCAAACCGTTGAAAACACACGGGTCAAATTTGAATGGCATTCAAGAGGTCAGCGGTTCGATCCCGCTTATCTCCACCAAACAGGAAGCCGGGAATCGTTGTAAATCAACGGTTCCCGGCTTTTTCTGTTTTCTGCCCAAAATCGAAAAGGCGAGTAAAACGGGGTGCTATTGCATAGTTGGTTACATAGTGCTTTTTATATCACGTCTGTGATTTTCTGCAGGTCAGCGATGTCTACATCCTGATAATAGCGCAGCATCTCGGCGCTGGCGTGGCCGATTAGTTCAAGCTTGTCTTTATCAGCACCGTCAACACGCTTCATCAATGTTGCGAACGTATGGCGGCAGCTATGCGGAGTCAGCCGGTGACGCTTGACGCCGCCAGCTATTTCGACAATCGGGTTATCAATGCCGATTGCTTCAAGAGCGGGATAAAAAACATTTTCGGTGAAGTCCTTCAAGCTGTACGGCTTTCCCGCACTGTCAGCAAATAACGGCCCGCCTGACGCTGCTGCTTGCGCTATAAGCGGCGCGATCTTCGGCGACAGTGTAACAACACGGTTCTTTCCTGCCGCCGTTTTAGCGCCGCCTGTGAGCGTTTTGCGGGCAGCGTCATAGTCAGACGCTTGCAGCGCCAAAAACTCGGACGGGCGAAAGCCCGTGTAGATCATGCAATAGATTTCTTCTGCGTGCGGTATTTTGCCGCACGCTTTTTTTATTTTCTCGATTTCTACGTCCGTAAAGCTTGAGCGATGCGCGGCGCTTTCACCTTCGGCAATCAGGAACGGCGCAAGGTTCAGATTGTCTGGAATGACCTTGCGCGGTATGCCGTATTTGTAAACCAAACCGCACACCGCTTTCATGTTCACACGCGTTCTTTTCCCGCGCGGACAATCGTCAACACATTCTTGCAGGTCATCAACGTCAATCTCGGACATGCGCATGCCGTACAGCGGCGCAAAATACTTGAACGCGGCCTTGTAGCAATCGAGCGTCGACTTCCCCGCTCTGTGCGTTGGTAGCCACTTATCATATAATGCTTTGAATGTAATAGCTTTCTTTTCTTCCTTGCGCGGGTCGGCCAGCAAGATCGGGACGGCGGCAATGGCATCTTTTTTGCGCTCAAAGACACGGGAGCGGGTTTTGCGGTGACGCTTGCCGTCGTTATCCGTGTAATAGCCGAGCGTCACGGTTAGCATGTATTTACCATTGTCCAGTGATTTAATAGTGCCTTGACCGTTGCCGCGTTTCTTGACGCTGTGCTTGAGCACGACAGCACGCCCGCAAGCCGGGCAGAAGTTCGCGCCGATCGGCAGCACAGCGCCGCAGCGTTTACAGTTCTCCATTGCTTCACATCTTCCGAGTCGTCATCCGTAAATGGGTGGCGGCAATTTCTTTTTCATAATGACTTTGCCGAGGTAATAAAGGTCTTGCACAGACTCGCGTGGAATCGTCAAATTCGCCGCTTCACGCTTTGGATTTGCTGACAATAGATAAATACTGCCATCAATGCTTGGCGCGTACTGTTTGACGTATATGCCGCCCTGATACGCAAATACACCGACTTCCATGTCATCAAGTGCAACGTCTTCTGATACATAGATCATTTGCCCGTCATGAATATATGGCTCCATGCTGTCGCCCGACACTGTAAGACAATATGAAGCGGCACGCGGCGTGTCTGCTGTGCGCGGTATATCTTCATAGTCCTGCCCGGAGATCATGCCGTCACGGCCCGCTGCTGGGCTGTACAGGTAATGACGGATTGTCCCATAGTCAATGACTTCTGCTTTCTTCGGCGTTGCTACGCGCTCTGCTTCTGCGTCCATCACAACATCAACGACGTGCCGCCCGTGCTCATCCAGCGCGGAATATTTCTCATCCAGTGCGCTTTTGCCGCCGTATTTCGTGCCGTGCATGTCATCCGTCTGCCCGAACAAATAATCAATAGTGACTCTGTACTTCTCCGATACATCAATGAAAAACTGCACTTTAGGCTCGTTTGCCCCGGTTTCATACCCGCTGTATGTGGTTTGCGGGATGTTGAACTGTTCTGCAAATTCTCCTTGTTTTAATTTAAGCGCTTTGCGCAATGCTTTCAAATTTAACATAAGCATTACCTCCCATAAAACACTATAAATAGATTTTTACGTTAAGTCAATAATTTTTTTCGGAAATCTCGTAAATTTCTATTGACATAACAGAAAATCTGTTGTAATATAATCGCGTAACGAGAAAGCTGTTACGGCATCGCAGATGTGAGAGGAGAACGAACATGAAAAAAGTTTTTCACTTTACAAGCCGCGTGGGACATGGTTCGTCAGTCATTCGTAAACATGCCGTACAACACGGAAAGCACCGTTCCGGTGAAGTGAGGGGGGAGAAGACATGGACAGTCTTCTGATTGAGCGCATGAACAAAGCAATGAAGCGCATCGGCGGGCCGCTGGCAGTGCTTGAGCTGCCGAAGGACGTTCGGGATGCAATCGCAAACTGCGAGGACTACGAAACACGGGTTATCATGCTTGAGTTTGTCGCTGACAGACTCGGCAAGTGAACAAGGGGGAGGAACTACAATGCGAAACATTATCGACTTTATTTGCTTTCTGCTGATCCTGCGGGAACCTGAAATTTACGACGATTAACAGCGATTCGGTTTCGCTCTGGGCTTCCGATAAAACAAAAAGCCCATTCCCAAAGCTGAATTGAAACGCGGTCTGGGCTGCACGTCTGAGCTTTTCCGGGCTGACACCACAGATACGGCAAGCACCAGCTCCCCACGCCAATTCAGCGACGAAAGCCACAGCGGCGGGAAACGCTTTCCCGGTGGCAGAATACACACGCGAAGTGCAAGCGCCGGACTCACGCCCCGCCGCATCTCAAAACGAAAGAAGGTGAACAAATGCCGCGAGTCAACATTGAAGCAGAACGCGCACGGCTACAGATGACCAAAGCCGATATGTGCCGGGCGCTTGGCGTAACGGACAAGACCTACCGCGAATACATCAGCGGCGGGACTATTCCGTCGCCGAAGCTTGAGAAGCTGCGCGAGATCACTGGCAAGTCCATTGATTATCTGCTCGGCTTTGTAGAGTAAGGAGGAATGACATGACACTTGACGAACTTGCCGCGCTGTCAGTTGACGTGCTCACACCTGCGCAGATTGCGCCGATCCTGAGACTTGACGCCGACACGATACGCGGACAAGCGCGAGATTGTCCCGAACGGCTGGGCTTTCCCGTTATCGTCGCAAAGAGCCGGGTAAAAATCCCGCGTGCAGCGTTTTTGAAGTTCATGCGGGGAGAATGTGCAGAAGGAGTGAAACCACAGTGAACGAGCAGGAAACCGCCGTAGAACAGGAACAGGATTTGAACTTTGTCATTGATGATGACAGCAAGGCCGAGTGGGCGCTTGGCAAGATCAAAGAAGCGCAGGAAGAACACGACAGGCTGATATTGCTTGTAGACAAGCAGCAAGCCGCACTTGATGAGCGCCGCGCACAGATCGACAGACAGCTTGAGCGAGACACCGAATATCTCAAGTATTTGCTGTCTGCGTACATGAACAGCGTGAAGTGCAAGAGCACGAAAACGCAGGACACCTACCAGCTTTTGAGCGGGAAGCTTGTGCGCAGACACGCGACGATTGACTACGACGTTGACAATGCGAAGCTTGCCGCATGGCTACAGCAGAACGGACACACAGCGCTTGTGAAAACGGAGATCAAACCGATGTGGGCAGAAGTCAAGAAGCTTCTGAACGGCGACCCGACAACCGGCGCAGTCATGCTTGCCGACACCGGCGAGCTTGTAGAAGGCATCACGGCAAATCAAACTGCTGAGAAATTCAGCATCAAATTCAATTAAGGGAGGACAAAAGAAATGAGTCTCACAGTAAACGGAAGCAGCGCAACCAGCATTGAACCTATCGAGGAAGGAACCCATCTCGGCGTGTGCAATATGCTTGTCGACCTCGGCATGCAGTACAACGAAACGTACAAGAACAGCAGCCGCAAAGTTTTGATCGGCTGGGAAATCCCCGACGAAACGATCGAGCTTGACGATGGCCCGAACCCGCGCCAGATCAACAAGCGCTACACCGCGAGCCTGAACGAAAAAAGCATGCTGCGTTCTGACCTCGCTGCATGGCGCGGACGTGACTTCACGCCTGAGGAACTTGCCGCGTTCGACCTGCGCAACATTGTCGGCGCTTCTTGCCTGATTAATGTGATCCACAAGGAAAGCAATGGCAAGACTTATGCCAACATCGGAAACATCATGGCGCTGCCGAAGGGCATGGCAAAAGGCAAACTGTCTGAGCCTGCTGTTATCTTCGATTTGGACACTGATCCCGTCGAAGACGTGGACAAGCTGCCGAAGTGGATCGGCGACATCATCAAAAAGAGCGAGACCTACCAGCAGCGCATTACTCCCGCTGTTGCTCCTGCTGATGGCAGCACGAACTTTGTCGAGCTGGATGACGCGGACGGCGAACTGCCGTTTTGATGGAGGGCTGAAAAATGAGCGAAGTGCAAAAGATTTTGAAAGCGCTTGCCGAAGCGCTGCACGACCGGCAGATTTGCGAGGACGGCTGTGATTGCCTTGCACAAGCGCTGAACGGCGTCCCGCCTGAGTATCACATGGAAGCTTTCAAGGCGCTTCTCGGCATCGAGGACAATCCGTTTTAAGGAGTGGGCCGTATGGCTGCTAAAAAAGATCGTCAAGGCTTCGTGCTGTATCACGATATACGAAAGCCGCTTGAACTGCTTGACGATGCACAGCGCGGGAAGCTGTTTCTTGCGATTCTTGACTACAGCGAACACGGCATGCTGCCTGACTTCGATGATGCAGTTATAGACATGGCTTTTGCGTTTATCCAGAACTTTATTGATCGAGATGCAGACGCTTACAAAGACAAATGCGAAAAGCGGGCTATTGCTGGAAGCAAGGGCGGAAAACAGCGTGTAGCAAATCAAGCAAATCAAGCAAATGCTACTTTTGCTTCAACAATTCAAGCAAATCAAGCAAACGCAAGCAAATCAAGCCAACATGAACATGAACATGAACATGAACATGAACATGAACTTGAACTTGAACAGGATAAGAAGAAGCGCAAGCGCTTCACGCCACCCACGCTTGAAGAAGTCAAGGCGTATTGCGAGCAGCGACAAAGCAGCGTTGACCCGGTTCAATTCTTTGGGTATTACACCGCCGACCCAGAACGGCAATGGATAGACGCAAAGGGGAACAAGGTCACAAACTGGAAAGCAAAAATCCTCACGTGGGAGAAGTTTGACAAGCCATCGGCGAAGCGCATGAACAAAACCGAGCAGTATGTTGCGAGCATGCGAAACGAGAACCACAAGCACACACCCGAAGAAATGAAAAAGCTGATGGATGCTTTGAACAAGATTTAAGGTGGTGATTGAAACGGCGACGAACACACCATGCAGATACTGTGAGTTTAGGACACTCGGCTGTCATTCCAACTGCAAGCTTTACGGTGAATTTCGGGCGCTGCGGGAAGAAGAATATGCCCGCAATGAAATGAACGTGAAAATCAATGATGTGTTCAAAGGGAAAGCAAGACGCAGAAGGAAATGAAAAGCGCCGCTCTCCGATGTGCGAGATCGGGGAGCGGCACAGACAAAGGGAAAAAGGAGTATTGCTGAAATGAATGATAGCATTAAATTCAACGGTTTGCAAGCAAGAGAGCATATTAAAAGCGGTGCTTTTGCCGTTCTCGCCGCTGCGCGTGTCGCAGTTGAAGCGATCAAGGAAAGCGAAACGGCGAAAAAAGTCTGCGCTGGCATCCTCGCCGCGCTGGTGCTGATCCTGACGGCGCTTGTGTCGTTCCGCGTTGCTGAGTCAAGAGAAGCGGCAAAATATGAAGCGTGGAAAGAACGTTTCGTGAATGACTACATCAGCCAGCGTGAAGCAGAAGAACGCGGCATGCCGATTGACCCACGCGAAGAACTGAGGAAGTCAGAAATTACCGCTATAGCGCAATTTATCCGGGGCGTGCGACGTTTTAACTATTCGACCAATGACTTCATCACCGCTGTGTGGGGCATGGATGCACGCAAAAGAAACCCGGCATATCCCGGCACGTTGATTGAAGTGATCCAGCAGCCCGGCCAGTGGCTCGGCTATAGCAGCGACACGGAAGTCACGAAAGAAGATTATGCGACAGCAGAAAAAGTGTGGAACGCAGTTTTCAATGCTGACCATCCAGAAGTGAGCAGCGATTTTGTCTATGCGAGCTTTGAAGCTGAAGGAATCACGTTGCGCGATACGTGGGAAATTTCGACGCGCACGCACTTCTGGCGCTGGGAGGGGTAAGAACATGGGCGAGCGGTTAAAAACAGGACACCGGCTCGGAAAATGCCCGTTCTGCGGTGGCTCTGTGTCAATGTACGAAATGGGAGATGATGGCTGGCGGTGGTATTACATCGCCAGCGGCAAAAAAGACAAAACGCGTTGCCGCTGCCGCGTTTTTATGGAGTCGGAAAAGTTTGCCGACGGCGCGAGCGAAAAAGAAACGCTCGCTATTAGGATGGCGCTTGTTGAGAAATGGAACAGGAGGGCTTTGTGATGCGTGGCGGGCGACGTCATTACATTGACATGACTGGCCGAGATTACGGACGGCTGCATGTGCTATACAGAGCAGAGCAGCACGAACTGAGCACAGACATTCGGCCCATGTGGGTCTGTAAATGCGCATGTGGTAGGACAACAGTTGTGCTCGGTGCAAATCTCAGATCAGGTTTAACACGTTCGTGCGGTTGTCTGCGCCGCGAAAGAATCATGCAGTACAACGCACGCAGGAAGAAAGCGGGGGCATAAGCATGACAGAAACAGAAAACCAGAAGCGGCGCATTTTTGACTACATGCTGGCCGGGAACGCAATCACTCAGCGGCTTGCGTCCGAGCTTTTTGACTGCGACAGGCTCGGCGCCCGCATATGGGACTTGAAGCACGACGGTGTGCCGGTGCAGTCAGAATTTGAATACAGACTTGATGAAAAAGGAAAGGTTGTGAAGAAATGGAAAAAGTATTGGATTCCTCGCTCATAAGGGAAACAAGCATTATTGAACGCAACAGCAATGGCCTTTATGATCTGCGCATTACTGCACCGGGCGGCGCTGTGCTGCTTGAGGTTCACAATATCCGGCTTGAGCGCTGCCTTGAGCTGATGAAATCGCGGTTTGAAGGAGCGCGGCGCTGATGTACGAAATCGGGGACAAGATCACATTCACGCCGACAGCGGTCTTTGCTGCTGACAACGGGCAGGAATCGTCACGCGTCAGGAACGAGCGCAATCTTGTGACCGGCGTTGTGATTGCGGTCAACAAAGCGCACAGATGGTTCCGTGTGGAATACAAACCGAAGTATGACCGCGAGCAGCACGAATGTTTCAAGTTTTAGGGGGACTGGGTATGTCGAAACGAAAACACGAACGGAAGAACCCGCGCAGCATACCGCGCACGCAAGCAGACTGTGACCGGGAGTGGCGTATTGGCTGCATCGAAGGGCTGCGGCTCATGGAAGCAATTCTGCTGCGGGTGCTGATTGACAAGCACGCTGACGAAATCGACCTTGAAAAGCTCTGGGGGGAGCTGACAAGCTACACGACGCAATGGGCAAACGGTAATCTGTCTGCTGCCGATCTGCGCCGCTCGCTGGCCGAGGAAGACAAAATACACCTGCTGGATGGCCCGTCAAAAGCAATTGCTGTTGGTGGTGACTATGAGAGATAAATTGCCGCGAGACATACAGCAGCAATGTTTGTGGATTGTCCGAGGATATGAGCGATGCCGCAAAGAATACAACGAGCGACGGCAGGACATTCTTGATGCTGGCGGCGAGAACTATACGACTTACACCGTCAAAGGCGAAGAACGCCGCGCTTATATCACCGGCAGCCACAATGCAACACGAACGACAGAAGAACGCGAATTGCAGCTCGAAAGCCTTGAAAGCACGCTTGCTTATAGGCAGATGCGAGCCGTAGAACATGCGCGGGACAGAATCGGCGTGGGCTTGCCTGAAATGATGGCTGACTATCTGCGCTCGGCTATTATAACGAACTGCATGGACGGCAGGAAATATCCGTTTGAGCGTCTGTACACTGTCGGGATCAGCAGGCGCAGTTTTTACAGATACCGCGAAGCGTTCTTTTACGACATAGCGAACGAGCTGGGGCTCTTCTAAATGAAAATCGGGTTAATTGACGTTGATGGGCATCACTTTCCGAACCTTGCGCTGATGCGGATCAGCGCGTGGCATAAAGCGCAAGGCGATGAAGTGGTCTGGTGGTGGTCAGACTTTGAACACTATGACATTGTATACATGAGCAAGATATTTTCTGACGCTTATTCACCAGACATACCGGAACCGATGAACGCGGACAAGGTTATCAAAGGCGGGACAGGGTATTGTATCAGTTTGGGCGACGACGGAAAAGAACACTTTGACCAGAGCAAAAATCAAACGCTCCCGCCTGAGATAGAAAAAATGTTTCCTGACTATTCAATCTATCCGCAGTTCGATTTTGCTGTTTCCATGACTTCTCGCGGATGTCCTCGCGGCTGTTCCTTCTGCCATGTTGCCGCCAAAGAAGGGCGGTGCGCTCAGAAGGTCGCAGATGTTTCCGACTTCTGGACTCCTGATCTCGGCAAAGACGAGATAAGAATACTCGATCCTAACATCACAGCTTGCCGCGAAAAGCGCGATCTTATGCGGCAGTACAGGGAGACAGGTGCGATGTTAGATTTTACTCAGGGACTTGATATAAGGCTCCTGAATGATGCCGATATAGACGATATAAATCATATGCGGCTTCGGACGTTGCATTTTGCGTGGGACAATCCAAAAGACGATTTGGAGCAGAAGTTCCGAAACTTTGCAAAAGGGTTCAGGAGAAAATCAAACATCGGTATGGTTTACTGTCTGACCAACTTTGAGGACGTTTCCGTGGAGGAACATATCCAGCAAGCGCTTTACCGAATTTATAGCTTGCGGGACATGGGCTACGATCCGTATTGCATGATCTATGATAAACCTCACGCGCCCAGAAGAATACGCGACTTGCAGAGATGGTGCAATAACAAAATCATATTCAAAAAGGTTTCCCGCTTTGAGGATTATACAAGTAAAAAGGGGTAATGATGTACAACAAATACCACGCGATCAAAACAGGAAAAAGCGCGAGCAGGAAAGAAGCAAAGCGTAAGTTTGAGCTTGAGCTTGCCGAGCGTGCTGGAATCATTTCCGACTTGCGTTGCCAAGTGCCGTATGAATTGATCCCGACGCAGAGATGGCCCGATACTGTCGGCCCACGTGGCGGGATCATAAAAGGCAAGGTAAGAGAACAGTCCTGCGTCTACAAAGCCGACTTTGTTTATATTCGGGACGGCAAGCTTGTAGTCGAAGACTGCAAAGGATTCAGGACAAAAGAATACATCATCAAGCGAAAATTGATGCTGTGGGTGCATGGCATCGAAATCTACGAAACATAAGGAGAGAAGTTTATGGCTGAATACATATTGCGAGATCAAGCAATCATAGCTGTGACGGGCGCGAAGCTGCCTGATGTGTCTGCAAGCGGTTTGCCTATTGCGAATGGAAAGCGAAGCGTGACGGATTGCGTCAGGCGCTTGAAAGAACATGGAAAGAGCGAAACGGCAATCGCAAAATGGCAGATGAACGTAATACATTCCTCGTGATTATGAATTTGTTTTATGATGCAAAGAAAGAGCAGGAGGGCGAGTGATGGACGAATGTAAAAACTGTGCGAACGCTGACAACGAGTACTGCTTTGCTTGTGAAAACGGAAATCAATTCAAGCCCATCACCAACGCCGACCGCATCCGAAGCATGAGCGATGAGAAGTTGGCACGATGGATCGCACTCCATCCTTGCTTGCCGAGTTGTCCTGCGCAAACGGAAGAGTGTTTTAAGACATCAAAGTTTGAAAGCTGTACAGAGCGGTGGCTCGACTGGCTACGGGAGGAGATAAGCGAATGAACATCAGCATACTTTGCATCGGCTCAACGATTATCGGCATCGTTCTTGGCTTTGTTCTTGGGAGGTGGGGGTAAACGACAGCTAAACAATATCTGAACAGGGTTCGCCGAATAGACAAAGAGATTGCAGCTTTGCTTCGTCTGGTTCAGTCTACACGGGCAAGCCTTGAAACCATCACGCAGAACTATAATTCAGACGGTGCGCAGTCAACGAAGAATCCGCATAAGTTTGACAGGCTGGTTGAACTTGAATCGTTAGTTGATGCGAAGATTGACGAGCAGATTGCTTTGAAGTCGGAAATTATCACAACGATCATGAAGCTGTCGGACAGAAGGCAAAGGCTTGCGCTGATGGAATACTATGTGGAAATGAAAACATGGGAACAGGTTGCGGTTGATATGAACTATTCGTGGCGGCAGATCATGAACATTCACGGACACGCGCTGAAGGAGGTTGAACGTTGCCTGAACAGTTAGCTTTCAATAGTTTACAGATGTGGGAGAATAGAGAATAAATGAAATTACTCAACGGCGATTGCCTGAAGTTGATGAAGCAGATCCCGGATCATTCTGTGGATATGGTACTGTGCGATCTTCCGTATGGGGTTCTAGATATGGCGTGGGATGAGCGTATTGACGGTAAAAGACTTTTCAGTGAATACAAGAGGGTCTGTAAGCAAAATTCTAACGTGCTTTTATTCTGCCAGATTGAGTTTGCTAAGTATTTGATGGAGTCTACTTTTGCTTCAGAATTCTCACATTGCTTGATTTGGGTGAAGAACAATAAAACGAGATTCAAATCCGCTCAGCATCTTCCCGCGTCTCAGTACGAAATGATCCTTTGTTTTAGGCTAAATAAATACAGCAATCGCGGAAATCATAAGGAATTGCGAGATTATTTCATGAAGGAACTTGAAAATAGCGGTTACACCGTCAAGCAGTTGAAAGAGATGATACCAAACTATTCTGCCCATCATTATTTCACGTATCAAAACGACTTCAGGATTCCCACAGAACAGAGTTATACGCGCTTACAAGAGATTACAAGCTGTTTTACAAAACCATACGAAGAAATAAAACAGGAGTTTTTGAGCGAAAAGCATAATCTCTGCACATTCAATCCCGGCTTTTTGGAAAGCGACATTCTTTACGATACTTTAGATGAGCCACGTGTGCATCCAACGCAAAAGCCAGTCAGCCTTCTTGAAAAGCTTATCAAAGCATATTCGAATACAGGCGAAACCGTACTGGATAACACAATGGGCAGTGGATCTACAGGCGTTGCGTGCGTGAACACAGGACGAGACTTTATCGGGATTGAACGCGACAATAATTACTTTCAAATTGCAGAAGCGCGGATTTATGGCACAAATGCCGAATCGGCAGAGCTGCCATCTCGTGAGCGTTATGATCTGCAAATCAGGAACCACACAGCGCAAACAAGTCTGTTCGACTGAAAGTGTTCATGGAATTTCATAGTATTTTATGATAGTATGTTAGTAGCGGCGAAGCCGCTAAACACAAATCGTCCTACGGGCGTGAAGGAGGGGCTATGCCTAAAACTTGTTGGTGTTGCGGAAAAGAAGCAACAGAATTTCCACCTGTGGTTTTCATGGTATG